GCTCGCTTTGCTTTGACAAGATTCCTTCAATAAGACCATCTGCTAGGTCAATACCTGTGCCGTATAGGGTCGTAGCAACTTCTTCACCAAGCTCTGCGCCAAGTGCGTTTATCTCCGCAAAGACACTGCTGATTTCACTGACGGTTTCTTGTCCGCCGTCCACAAGGGCCTGAGCGGTTTCGCCACCAGCTTCTACACCAGCCTGGACAAGCTGATCGAACAGCATCCCATCAAGACCCATATCTCGGAGGGTTCTGAGGTTATTGGCAAAGTCTTTTGACTTAGAAGCCATCGCCTTGAAACCATCCAGTAAGCCGGCGGTCTTGTCGGTGACGTTGGTAATTGTTTCTTCGTATTCACGGGTGACAATTACATTGAATTCTCTAAGGCTCTGTCCGAGCGTTACAACGCCCTTTGTAACCTCAGTAACAGTTCGCTTCTCAGTCTCGTCTTTTAGGCTACTGAAGATTGAGGTAAGCCTCATAGCGCCAGTGATAGCCGTCCGGTATTCGCTTATAAGCGCTTCTGACAACTTGTAGCGGTTTGCCATGTCGTCACGCTGGCGACCAATAGCCTGTAGAACTGATAGCTCGCTTTGCGCGAACTGCCGTAGTGAGTTGTAGCCCTCTTGGAATAGATCGCCATTACGGAATGCTGATTGTAGAGAAGCTTCTATAGACGCAAGCTGAGATACGACCGCTGTCTCAAAGCGACCCATCTCAACAGCAATTGTCGGCAAAACATCAAATGCAACTAGAAGGTCAGTAAAGCTGAGTTTTAGATCAGCGGCCTGCTCCTGAATTGCCTTTATGGTTTCTTTCAGCCTTGCATTTACGGCTTCAACGGCGGCGTCGTATTGTCGCCATTCTTCTGCCGCATCTGCAAGCTCCTGTGCGCCCGCCGCTGTGCTGTAGAACTGATCTTCTAGTTCTTTTAGAGAAATGACGCCCTGCTTGATTTGTGTCCAAATCTTTAGCCAGTCCTCGGCACCCAGGATTCTTTCGATAAGACCCTTAGAGCCTGTCATCTGCTGAAGCTGCAACCTTGCGGTCTGCTTCATTGTCTCGTCTTTTAGAGTGTCAAAGAACTCTTGTACGTAGTCAGTTGCCTCTGTTTTTCCACTACCGCCAGACGAGGTTGCGTTCGCACCGAATCCAGTCTTGATTGACTTCTGTAGTGCGGCTACGGCATTGTAGTATCCGGCAACGGCTGTAACCGACATAGAGTTGCTAATGTCAAGCGCGGCAATCTTTGCAAGCCGAGCAATGTCATTGAAAATCTGCTCCCAGTCAGGGCGCGTAATGATGTTCTCAATCTGCGCTGCTGAGAATCCAATTTCTTCTAGCGCTGCGCCTGCTTCGCTTTGTCTAGCGGCAGTGTCAATCTCAACAAAGATGCCAGCAAGTCCAATTAGGTTGCCTTCAGCATCCTTGGCATTGATTCCTAGGCTTCTGAGGCTGTCGTTGTAAAACGCTGTCTTTCTGCCTGCTTCTTCTGCGGCTAAGGCTGCTTGCTCCATTTGGAAAGCAATGCGCTCTACAAGTGAAGCGTCTCTACGTGCCTCGGTTGCCTGCACTCCGTCAAACAGTAGCGCTTCGCCAAGTTTGGTCCGGCTCTCCATCTTGGTCCAGAGCTTGTCCATCTGAGCGTCAAGATTCGCAAGGAATGGAATAATCGTATTTTCGTAACTTGGGTCAAGGAGTCTATCTAGCAAAGTCTGCTGACCAGGCTTAAGCTGTGAAGCTTCGTCTATTTGCTTGAATCGAAGTGCAATGTCGTCTAGGACAATGTTTACTTGGTCAAGCGCTCCCGTGCCGATGTCTATAAGCGGGGCAAGAACCTTGCCTAGAGCACCAGCGGCTCCACCTGCAACTGCAATAATCTGCTCAAGTGGTCCGAGAAGGCTAAGTAGTAACCCGCCAAGGCTTTCAAGTAGCGGAGCAAGGCTTTCAATTGCCGAGCCAAGTTCCCCAGAGATGTCTACAAGGTGCTCTCCACCGTCTTGAGCAACATTTGCAAGTGCGTTGTTTACGTCCGCCAGAGGCTTCTGGAAGGCAGAACCGAACGCAACCTGTAGATTGCCCATGACGGCATTTAGACGCTGCTGTGAGCCGTACAGCGTGTCTGAGGCACGTGTGAAGGCTCCTACTGAGTCTCCGGCTCTCTCAAACAATAGTTCTAGACGAGCAGTTGCCTGAGCGTTTGCCAGTTCTGCACCAGTTAGGTCACCGAGTCCCCGAGCCGCGAGATACGCGTTGATCTCGTTCTGCTTCATGGCGACACCGAACTTCTCGATCGGGTCATACTCACCACGGAACAGGGCCGTGATGGCTAGTAGAGAATCCTGTACGTCATAGCCGTAGGTGGTTGCAAGGTCCTGAGCAAGTGTTACTAGGCGTTGCGTCTGGTCAGCAGACTCGCTTACACTGAATCCGTACTGCTTTAGTACCGAACCTAGGAATACAGATGCCTGAGCAGCTTGCTGTTGTGAAAGACCGTAGTTTTCTACCTCTTTTGTGAAACGCTCAATAGTTGGAGTGGCCGTCTCAAACGTTTGTTGCAGAGCGAGCATATTTCGCTCAAACTTCTGCGCAGCCTCAACCGATTCGATAACAAAAGAACGACCGCTTGCAACCGCCTGAAACCCAGCAAAGGCACCAGCAGCTTTACCCAGGGTGCCTGCAAGTTGACCGAAGTTCTTGCTAAGACCTGCTACAGCGCCTTGCGCTGATTTGATGCCTTGAGATTTGAATACCGAAACAATCGGCATAAGAATAGGTGCAAGTGCCATTAGCTCTCAAGCCTCCTGTTGATGTCGTATATAGCGTTTCGCAGTACAAGCGAGACGTCTGCTTTGAACCTAGGGCTGTGTTTTTCCAGCGCAGGATACCCATAACGAGAAGGCTTGCTTGCTCCGCCTTTTGCTCTGCTGTCAAGGGCAGAAAGCCAGTTGTCTACGTTATTAGAGTTTATGCGGTGTTGTCTTGTAACAACGCCTCTACCGAACAAGTTTATTTCATACTCCCGCGACAATGTTCCGGTTGTCTTAGCGGCCCTCTTGCTCTTGCCCGCCATGTCGGCAACAATGTATGCGGGTGCTCTTACTCTTACCCGAACAACAGAAACAGTGCCGTCCTTGGCTGCCTGCATATCGCGCAGAGCCTTGCCTTCTTTTCTGTTCTTGTAGTTGACATCAATACCAGAGCGTCCGCCAATTTTGCGGGATGTTGTCCAGCTTAGGCGTCCACGCCCGTCCCTTGTGTACATCTTGTCGTAAATGCGACCCCAGCGCTTCGGTGCCCCTAGGGGTCCTCGATCGCCTACATCTCTAAATGCTTTGCGCACTGAAGTGACGGCAGGTTTTCCAACCTTTTTAGCGTCTTTTTTGAACTGACGCAAAGCCTGGGGGCCAATGTTTCTCAGTTCTCTTTCAAGCTCGCGTAGGTTTGCAAGCTCCAAGACGCCCTTGTCACCTGATGAATTTACTAGCGTTGCGGCCTGAAAAGATCCTCTTGCACCACTTGCAGCATAGCCTGCTCTTGCAGAGGCCATAGCCCTTGCAATAATCGCCGCACCCGCTGCTGGAAAAACCAAGAAAACCGCCTATCTATAGAGTCAATTCTACCGCAACTAGAAAACCCCCTCCGGAGAGGGGGCTTCCTTAGTTTTTGCTTGTGTTCTTTGCTACCATCCATCGGTACATAGTCCACAGCATCCGATCGTCTAGCTGCATAAGTTCTCTTGGCGAGATGCCTGTCTCGACTGCCATACCAGCGATATACCAGTGAGCAGAACTGTCACCAAGACCCTTTATTTTGGGTCAGACTCGCTCTCGCCTACACCTTCAACAGTGTTGAGCCACTCGTCATAGCCAAGCTTTGTAGACTTGGTGCGCTGCTCTGAGTGCCACGCTAGGAACAACAAGTGCCCTAGGCGCTGCTCAGTAGCAAGCTTTCCGACTGAAATATTGAACTTGTCCTCGAAGGCAACCAAGTCAGCAGTGCTGGCAGTGATTGTCTTTTCGGTTTCGTCCGCGAATTTGATCAATAGGTTGAATCGCATTTTATTTCCTTTTTATTATGATGTTGCGTAAGTGATTGCGCCGCTTGTTGGAAACGATACTGAAAAGGTTCCCAAGTCGCCCACTGCGCCGCTCACAGGTGTAAAGCTTGTGACAAGCGCGTTGCATGAATATAGCGGTGTTTCTGCGGTTGCAGCGGTTCCGTTACCAGCAACTAGCGTGATTGGAACAACGGTTCCCACTAGGTCCTGGAATAGAGCGGATACTGCTGCTGCGCCGAAGTCCTGGTGGAAGTCTAGGGAAACGGTACCGGACTTTAGTCCACCGATTACCTCTACGAACCCAGCAGAACCAAAGTCGGTTGTCTCGACCTCTGATGCGTTGATCTGTAGTTCTGCGCGAGCGCAAGATGATGAAACATCGGTCCCATCAACGGTTACGGTTGTTGCTGTTACAACAAATTTTGACATATTATTTTCTCCTTATGCAAAGACGGTGACTGTAAATTCAGCCGCCAGATAGTTCTGATCGTTTACGGTTATAGAACCCATTCCACTTGAGCGCTCGACCCGAAGATCGTACACCTCGCCAGAAAGCGTCTTATCTGATTCTATCGCAACTTTCACGGACTGAGGTCCGGTCGGCTGGCAATAGGCATCTAGCTTCCGTTGCATTTCTCGTTCGGCTGCTCGCCCAACTATTACAGTTACAACGAAGTTGTATGTGGTCAACCCGCCTTGCATCGCACCGTCGTAATCAACGCTCTCTAGGTTGATAATGCCGATAGGAGGCGTGGGGTTGTCGGGGATCTCAGCAGCAGACCGTAAGCCACTAATGGTTCCCAGGTTAGTAGCCATCCGAGTTCGGATAGTTGTTAGGTCAGCCACTAGGCCATCCTCATCTTGCGGTAAGGACCGAGTAGCGCCTCAATGTCAGGGTCTACACGACTAACTCTAACGATACCGATGTCACCGAATCCAGCTACGCCCAGTGGGCTGTCGTAGCGCTTGAACTGGCGAACTGCTAGAAGGTTGCAGGCTTGCTTTACATCCACAGGGACAGAGGTTCCGTAACCGAATACGCCCTGAATTTGCACTGTCGCTTCGTCATTGACAACTGGGAACAGGTAGTCTCCAATTGCGCGAATGCGTGTGTATGGGCTGTAAATGCTCCCAGTCAAACCGTTTAGTGGCTCTAGCTGATAATCAGTTGCAGTCCAAGTGATGTC